TTAACCGCGGAACGCGCACCAGTTGTTGGTATCTTTATTGTCATCGTCGGCGGCTGGTTTTACCATGAAATATACGTTCATATCAGCCTGATACATAGCGATTGGGATTTTAACGAAATGGATAGCGGTATCGCCGCGCTTTAGTTTTAATTCGGGTGTCATTGTTCTACTCCTAGTGCGATAGCTTCTAGCGCTACTTTGCCGGCGTTCATCTTAAAGTGTTTATCCTCTAATTCAAGCCTCATCTCATGCCAATACTCTTCCATCTCTTTTGCTTTCTGCCATTCAGCGGCAAGGGCTTGCTCTTCGTCAGGTTTAGGGAGAGTTTCAAATGCTAATTGCTCGTACATTATTTACCCCTTGTAAAATGCGAGATACCGAGCGCACTAGCGATTGTACCGACAGCGCTTGCTGCGATTGTTGATACTTGATTGCTGAGTTCATAGCTCGTAACGCCAAACACTGCGAGTAAGCTCATCGTCATGACAGTGATTGGTATACCGATAACGCCCATTAGATAAACAACCAGCCGTACATTATCAGGGATTGTCGGCTTCCAGCCGTCTACTTCGGTAAATTTGTTGTCTTCTTTCATTTTCTCAAACTCCTCCTTGCTTAATCCTGCTGCTGGTGCTGGTTTTTCTGTCATTTTTTTATCCTCCTGCGTTAATGACTGGTTTTTATTGCTTTGACCCGCGTTATTCGCCTTTTTAGCTTCTTCTTCAGCGCGTTTTTTGGCGTCCTCAGCCTCTTTGGCTTTGTTTTTGGCTTCCTGCTCAGCTTTCGCCTTTTCCTCAGCCTGGCGGGCTTTCTCAGCTGCTTCGCGGCGTGCTTCAGCTTCTAACGCTCTTCGTTCTGCTTCGGCTTGCTTATTCGCTATCAATTGAGTGTGTTCCCGAGAGTTTAATAAGTCTTGCCTGACTTGGTCTAGCGTCCAGCCTTTTGCAATCTGAGACTTGTAATGAGCGATACCGCCCTCGTCTGCGTCGCGTTCTAAGATGTCACGGTAAGCTTGTTTAATTGCTGAGGTTAGTTCAGCGTCTTTCTGTGCGGCTGCGCTCTGGGCAGCTTGAGCTTTGTTAGCTTCCAGCTGCTTACGCTCGTTACTATTCATAAGGTCGCTGCGGATTTGGTCGATAGTCCAACCCCCCGCTGCTTGCTGGCGGTAGTGATTGATACCGCCCTCATCGGCTTCGCGCTCTAGTACTTCGCGGTACACCTGTCTTATTTGGTCGTCTGATACGCTTGGGCGGTTGCCTACATAATTTCTCATGCGATAGAACCGCGGTGCACCCCTACGCCAATTAACATAGAGCGGGTCGATACGCGATGAATAAACAGTGTTACCGGCTATAACACGAGTTGATGAGCCTGGCAAGGCTACATTCTGCTCGAAGACGCGGTCTCCGCTCAATAACACGCCGATGTGTCCGTATCCGCCGCCATCCTGTTGCCAGACGACGATATCGCCTTGAGCGCGTTGGTCAGCGGCTACTTCGTAGGCTAGCCCTTGATTTACTAACGTGTTGCCGAAGTCTTTAGCGTGCCCGCGACCCGCTCCGGGATTTGGCAGTTCGCACATCTCCGCGCCGAACCATTTAGCCAAACTGACACATTGACCAGTTAAGTCGCCATCATTCATCGTGCCGTTAGAACTGCCTGGAAAGAATATTCCTAAGCGTTTTGCTGCGTAATCGTCTGCGTTTGGGTTGGTTGCCATTATTTTTTGCCCTCCTTACTTTGAGCGTCTACATGATTAATGAAGTGATTAGTATAGTATTCTGCTGCGGCGTAGCCCCCTATCGCAAGCGCGCCGGCGATAACAATACTAATCGTACGTGTCTCAAAAGCTACCTTGAACTTCGTCCACATGCTTTGTTCGCGCAACATCTCTTTATTCTCTAACGTAGAGATACGGTGTTCATGGTCTTGGTGAATGCTTTCGATAGCTTTAATGGTTGTATCATATTCATTGCGCGGTACGACTGAGATAGATTTAATAGCGTCTTGAATATCATCGACGGCGGCTTTAATATGTGCAATGTCTGCTTGCATAGCGCCGTTCTTTTCGGCTTGTTCAAGCATGAATTTGTTGATTTGGTCGGTCATTTGGGTTAATCCTTTTTCGGCATTGGGTCGTTAGTAAACCAAAAAGCAGAACCATGACGCTCGTCTATACCTGTTCGACTGCATGCGTTTCTAATTGTGCCGTCCGGCAAGAATCTCATTAGCCCATGACCCGAGAGCGCACGGTTGTTGAGAAGCGAGTAAGCCATATTGACAGACTCGACAGGACGCCACCCCTCAGGAAGCTTTATGCTAAATGAGTTGTCGTCCTTGTCATTGACATTGGTCGTACAGCTCATGCGAACCGTCACTAGGTCTCCTCGGCGAATAAGGTCTATTGAGAACCCATCCGTAAGTGGCAACTTAAGCTTGCGTTCTTCTATGTTGAGATAGTCACTAGAAACTTTGCCGGATGTCACCGCACCCGAACTATCTGTCTGCAAGATTCCAGCTGTGGAGCCGCCGTGGATAGATTTTAACGACACGGCTTTGTCTTTGATCGTTCCATCTGTATTGAATGTTATATCAAGCGCGTCCATCAGTTCATCTACCCACGACGAACTGATGTGCATTACAGCGACAGTTTTTCCGCCCGGCTCGTAGGCTTGGTCGGTACCTTGCATTAGCTCTAGCCCGGTGATTTCTGAATTATTCAACACGCCTTTCCATACGGTATACGATCCTTCCTCTTCCTTACCCTCTGCAGTTTCACGGTATATGCTGAATATTACCGCTGTTCGCGTCTCCCAGTTGTTCGGGTTATCAATCGTCAGCGATGTTGCGCCAACGGGTTTACCTGGGTTAGCAAGCGTTGTCTTTGTACCGCGCTTACCGACGCGCAGCAGTTTGTCGTGTATCTGTGCAGGCATTTATTCTTCTCCTTTCATTTAATCGTCTCCCTGATACAATCCTGGTATGACTTTCCCTGTTATAAACACAGAGTTAAGCGCATACGAGGCTCTGCTATCGGTTGAAAACTCCACCTGTAGCTGCGACAATATCTCTCCAACTTCTTCGTTTGATGGCAATTGACCCTTTGCACGGCTTGTCGACGCTTTGAGCGGATAATCCCACTCCATCGTCGACCACTCTGTGTCGTCCCAGCCTGTTGCAGATATAGCCGGCGTTATTTTTCTTGTCGTAAGGAGGGCGGTTTCCTCGTTATCTTCACCGATTCCATAGATATTGACGCTTATTTCACCAAGAGGACGCAGCAAAAGCCACCGAACCATATCTATAGACGCCATCTGTAGTGCCGAGTCGTCAAATGTTACTCCCGGCAATGATAACCGCGTCCTAAACGGTGTTCCATCGTCATCAAGCGCAGACTTATTAAACTCAAGTATTCGATTCTCACTCACGATGCACCAGTGGGTCGCACCGCTTGAGTCTTCATATTTCCACATAAAATCAGCTGATATCGTCCAGCGCAGTGTCCATGCGCCATTTCGCGAGTAGTCGTATATCCAAATCTCATTGTTTTTATCTGCACCAACTGGCAAACACCAGGCAATACGTCCATCGAGGTCTAATCCTATAGCTCTTGATAGTGCTGATAAGTTCAGTTTGTCGCAGTCCGGCTGAATCGTATCAGTGATGTTATTTGTTACCAAAATATTGATCAGCTGTGCTTTTGAGCCGGTTGTCTTGAATGTTCTTCCTGTCGGGTAATAGAGCGAGTTATTTGCCTCTACGACTGCTAGGGGTGAGTATGTGCCAGATTGACCGTTTGCGCGCAAGATACTTGGATACGTAATGGTGTAATCCCCTACTGCCTGGTCGACAAATGACATGTGGTATAAATCGCCTGTTCCTGCCGAACCATGCGTGAGTATCGTCACGGCGTATTTGCCTTGCCCGTCACGGAATGGTTTTGCGCATACCGGTATACTATCGCCACCATAGTTAATATCCACCCAGCCGCCGCCATCAAACGGCGAAAAGTTACCGGCTTTATCGCCAGCCGCAGAGTACCATAGGCGGTATCTATCTTTCATGTCGCCGACGCCATACATTCCATCGTTTGTTGCACTCAAGAATGTAATAACTGGACCTTCTGTTGAGTTTCCTTCAGGTGCTTTCTTATATGGATTAAGCGCTGCGCGGTTATTGTCGACAAATTTCACTGTCGCCGTGGCAGCTTCGCTTGGCTGCGGGACGTTTCCAAGATACTGTTCTTCACCAGCAACCGTACCGAAGTAAATGTTATAGCTCGTTGCACCTGCTACTTTCGGGAACGTTACAGTGATGTATTGTGTGTTTGGATCCCATGAATTTCGATAGCTCCCTACGGTTATAAGCGCTGCTTCGCTTGCTGCTGTCTCGCCTACCGTGTTGTTCGCGCTTACTCGTATACGGTAGGTTACCGTTGCGCCATCAAGCCCTTTTGCGCTTACTGTAGGTTTGGCGGGCGTTTGGATTGACGTGTAATCAACAAGCTTATTCTCTTTAATGTCGAAGTACGACATTTTATCGCTACCATTACTGATATATACGCGGTTATTCTCTTGCACGAATTGCACTTGACGATGTGGATTGTACGTACCGCCTACATCCGTCCATTGTCCGCCGTCTCGGTTGTATAGAACATGTCCTTTGCCATTGATCACCTGCATCGTAATCACGTAGTGCTCCGGCGCCGTTGACGGTACGACTTTTATAAACGTACTTACACCAATAACTTCCCCGAGCGGCTGCGTGCCATAGCGCGTTGTACCTGGGCGTACTTGCGGTATACCGTCCTGAGTCAGCTCCATGTTCGTCATATCAAGCAGACAGTTCTTACGAGCGCGGATTGCATCGACAAATGACATATACCCGCTGCTCCACTCTTTTAGAGCGATATTAACGGGTGGTTTCGTGCGGCGCTGGCGATTTGTCTTTGTTGTTTTCATTACAACCTCGGCATACGGCTATACGCCCGCTTAAGTTTTCGCCCACCACTAATTTGCGACTTCATGTCGCGTGCTGCCATTTCCTGATATTCGTTGTTGGCTAATTCAAATATACGATCCGCCTCATCGTCTTTCGCGGGGTCGTTTCGCGCAAGCATTGCTGCTGTTTGTAGAGCAAGCCAACGCGGATTGTCGCACGCGACTGTATCGTTCTCTCTCCTCATCTCCTCCGGGTATGCAAGCGTCTCTACAACCGCCGATCCGGTGTAATCTTCCGGATTGATAAGGTGTAGTATTTTCTCGCCCTTTGGACCGGTGATATACGCTCCAGATTTTACGTCATACCTCTGTTTGAAATACACAATAGGTACTTGCTTATTTTGGTATGTGCAGGATATTACTTTGCAGGTTTCTTCCGGCAGGCTTATCTGCCCGTTTACGATAGGTAGTGTAAGCGCTCCGGCATATAGACTTTCCCAGTCATGGTCGGGATCTTCAGCCCAGCGGTCTTGATTGTCATTAGCGAGCGATAAATATACTTCATATTTCGGTTCGCTTGGCTTTGGCGCTTTGCTGGACTGCTTGCCTTTATACGCCAAATGTATTTTTGCAATGAGGGTTCGTACGTTCATTTACGTACTCCCGTGTATAAGTAAAACGCCGCGTGACTCATGAATATTCCTTTCGGAACACTCCCACGTCGGGGCGGCGTTCGTTACTTATATTTTCGCACAACACGAGCGTTTTCGCAAGCCTTATAACCGGCGCAGCTCCAGGTTGCTCTTGCTCTTCTTCGTGTTTCCTCTGCTTGACGACATCTTGCGCATATTTGGCATACGCGCCGTCACGCTACCGGCAGATAGGCTCGTACCTGAGTACTTCTTGATCAACGAGTTTATATCGACCGCACCGGTGTTTTTAATGGTTTTCATAAAGCTGCTAATGTCAGCACTGGTGATTCCATTTCGTCCCCTACCGCCGCGTCCGTTACCGCTACCGGTCTGCGTTACGACTTCCTTGCCATCTCGTTCAATTTTCAGAGCTTTTAGCGCTTTGGCTTCATCTTTCGATAGATAGCCCTCTTTTTGCAATTGCGATATCACTGCGTTGCTCGCGGCAAGATATCCGTTCTTGTAGATACTCTTCTTACGATGGTCGCGCAGAGTATTTAGCAAGGTATCATGGTCTTTCTCCTCAGCAAGCGGGCGATAGAAATTATCCATCTTCACGTCTGTACTGAATGAGGCAAGCGCGCCATACTTTATATCGCCCTCACTGTATCCAGACTCTTTGTAGTAGCGCTTCTTTACCCAGTCCGGCAGTTCTTTCAGTTTATCCTTATTTAAGAACATGTTGATTGCGTTTGTGGCTTTTGATGATGAACTTGCTTTCTTTTTCGAGTCAAGCATTTTATCTAAGGTTTCATCGCCGGTGGATTTCGATTTGGCGTCTTTCTTCGGATCGAAGTCTGTACCCTCCTCTAATCCATAGCTGAGCAGATAGTTCTTATAGGCGCTATCTGATTCGCCTTGCGCCTTAGCGAGCTGCTTATGTAGAGAGCGCTTGATTTCGCCGTCTTTGGTGAGAGCGACGCCATCGGATATCACTGTGTCACCTTTTTTAATAGACTTCTTCAGCGACTTAACGTCTTTCTTACTCAACCCGTCAAGCGATAGCTCGCCTGCCTTGACGCCTTGCACAGTCGACGGTGCACCGGCAGCATTTGTCGGCGTTGCTGCTATCAGCCAGTTGTCCGTACCTTTATCCTTCTGCACTTCCCAGCGCGCGTTAGGACCAAACAGTAAACTCTGCACATCGCCAAGTATATTGCCTCTGTCTATCTCAACGCCAATATCACCATTTGCTTTCTGTGTATGACCGCGCATAAGTGCTGCGATAGCTTGCCCTGTTTTACGTGCCTGGCTACCCATAGGCAGCTCTTTCACAACATTCCACATGGCATTCTCCGCACGTCCGGCTCGTTCATCATCATCGTCCGCGCTCAGCGCTTTGCCAATAGATTCTCCTGTGTTAAGAAGTGATTTTATCGGCGAGGCAAGCGCTACGCCGCCGTCATATCGTCCGAGACTACTATCAGTGCCAAATATCTTTTTACGGTCTTCCTTTGATGGCAATATTACGTTCATGGCACCAGCAATCGTAGGTATACCCGACACCGTTTCAGCTCCGACTCGTTGCAACGCGCGCCCTAAACGAGCTTCAAGTGTTTTTTCGTCGTCATCACGATCGTCATCACCCTGCCCAGCGAAGTCAAATGCCGTTTGTATGAGCACGCCTAGTATATCGGAGCCTGGTTTATTTCCGGTGATTGCTTCATATAAGCTGTACATCAGGGTTGTCGTAACGAGTGTTTTTATCTGCTGGCGCGGCGTCATCTGATTCCACCGATAGCGGTTTTGCTGCGCTACTTCGCGCGTAAACTGGAGTAATGTCGACCATATCGTCCGATTGTATGCTCTTGGGGTTGATATACTGTCGCGGAATGTTACTGTATCGTTGATGAAACGCTCAGCGTATTTAACAGCTTCATCATGGTTTAATCCATGCTGTTTACCTTGATTGTATTTTGCGGCAAATTCAAAGCGGATCGTGTTAGACTCTATGACGTCCATCAGCGCGCCGCCAACCTCCATTGCTTTGTCGAACTTGCCCTTTTTACTCAGCGTATCTTTAATATATCGCGACACCACTGCATCAGACGCTTCCATGATTTTTGGATCGCGCATTGTTTTGAACGCTTTCATCATTGACTTTGTATCGGTCGTACCAACCAAATCAGTTATGCTTAGGGTCTGTGCCATCGCAGAGTTCACGTTACCGACGATTTTCGATAGTGCTGCCATCTTTTGCGCGCCGCGCAGTGTCTTGCGTCCGAGCTTGCTCATAGCATCTACATTTTCATTCTTCCAGGCACGTTCAAAGGCATCGCTTTTGCCTGCTAGGCGGTTAGCATGCTCCTGTACAAAATTAACGAATTGCCCGAGCCCCTGTGCTGTTTTCGACAGGTCTTGGAGTGTTTCTACGTCATTTGCTGTTTCGACTAGGTCGTTTGATATACTGTCGGCGGCGTTCTTCAGCACGCTCAGGTCTTCGCTGGTTAGCTTATCGGTACCTTTCTTTGCGATATAGTTTAGTTTGCGCCTAAATTGCGTATAACCGTCTAACTCCTTACCGACCGCGCGCTGAAAACCATACAGCTTCTTCATCAGCGTTGTTGCATGCTCTTTGTCAAACCTGCCATTCTGGGCATCTTGCGCTATGTTGTCTACCTGCGTTGCAAGCGATTCCATACCTGCTGGACCGAGCTTTGCGAATTGTTCTTTTGCTTCGCTAAGGGTGCGCGCTGCCATTTCAAGCGACCGGTTCATTGTTACGGCGTCTGTCATGTGAATGTTATGGAGAGCGGTCTTGCTATATTCTCTCACTGGGTCGAACGGATTTTCTGGTTTCACATCTCCGAAACGTGCTTGCGCGAACTGATTAAATCGTTGGTTTGGCTTAAACGAGTCGGTTCGTCCCACTAAATGTGCCGGCAAATCACCGCGTCCGCTTGCAGTCGTGTCTCCCATAGCCGCACTCCGGACACCGTCTATGATAGATCGCGCGACGCCATCGGTTTGCATTTCGCTAATATGGGTTATGTAGTCTTTGCGCTCTAAGATAGGCGGCTGCCCGATTTCGGCGCGCTTTTGGTTTTGGCGCAGCAGCAGGTTCTTATAAAGCGCACGCATGAATGAACGATACTCATCAAGCGCTTCGGCGGCTTTATCACCGTACACCTCTCTAAACGACTCTAGGCGCGATTCATAGCTTGGCGCTTTCTCACCGCGCGGCGGACGGGCTGGTTCAAGCACGTATACTGCTTCGCGCTGAGCTTGCTTTCGTACGCGCTTTGGTAAAGTTTTGAGAAAATTATTCTCAAACTTATTTATTTCATTACCGATAACTTCCTGCTCTTTCAGTGCTTCACGCTGCATTTTACGCGGTAATTCCACCATGATTTTCATCAAGGCTTCTTTCGTCTTGTTTATTCCGCTCTTGAAGTAGTCAATCGAGTTAGATTTAATCTTTCCGCTGCGCAATGCACCGGTGATACGGTCAATCATGCCCTCAGTCGTCCAGGTCACGCCGCTGCCAAACTTCGTCTTTCGTATTGTTTTCCAATCGATATCTTTCTGGCTGAGACTATACTTCTTCCTACCAGCATAAAGAGTTACATCACCCTTAGGGCTAATTTCTACATAATTGCCGAGGATCTGCCCAGTACGTCCGTCTACAACCCTACCGGCATCGATATAGTGGACATCAGGATCATACTCAACAAGCTTCTCTGCTGGTATACCTTCCTTTTTATCGCCCGTTGTCATCATATTATCGAATTCAGATACGAGCTGCGCATTCGTGCCGCGGTCATTCTCGCGCCAAATATATTGCGCGCCGATGCCTTCCTCATGAGCACGCTTCGCTTCTTCGTTAAGTGTCGCATCATCAGCAAGGTCATCAATGAATTTGCTGTGGACAGACTTGATTTTTACATCGCCAGTCGTATGCCATGCTCCATCTTTCGTACGATATTCATAGAATGAACCCCACGTACCGTCATCATTCTTATATATCATCTGGCGGTAGTTCTCGTTTCGCAGTTCAGGGTTGCTTACATCAGCAGGAATAGCGTGCTCTACACCAGGCTTCAAGTTTTTTTGCAGAGCTTTGTCCGGTACAAGCTCGCTAATCGGGCGCATCTTGCCGTTTGCGTCCATTACGGTTGGCACTTCGTTTGAATGGCGGAATGCGCGGTCTCCGGTGATATCAAGCTTCTGCTCGGCGGCAATACGCTCCATTGCCTTTGTTACATCAGACTCTTTCAGTCCCGTCGCGCGAGAGACATTCTCACGCACATCTTTCAGTAGGTGGCGTGAGCCCTCTTCGTAGGCACGGCGAATAAGCTCATCTGCTTGGCGTATACGTTCATTGTGCTGCCGCTGCTTATCAAGCTTCTGCTGTTCAGCCTCAGCCGCAGCCTGGTTATCGCGTGCACTAGCCTCAGGTTCTTGTTGCTCTTGCTGTTGTTTACTTAGCTCCCTGCCAGTCTGCTTCATCTCCTGGATTGTATTGTTGTTTTTGACTTCCCATGCTTCCTGGCGGCGTTCTAGTTCTTCGTCCCCTACTTCGTTTGAGGCGTGGTCGTATACGTCGTTTTGCGCTACTGCTATTGCCTGCTGGCGGATGTTCTCATTAGCGTATAACCCACGGATTTGCTCTTCCATTGCTCGTATCTGCTTATGCAGTTCGATCGGCTTCATGATAATGTCCGTGAACTCTTCTACCCTGCCATCGTAGCCGGCTTCTGCTGCGAGGATATCAAGTGGGAGGGCGTCTTTGCGGACGTATGCGAGCGGTACGATTTCGCGCCAAGTCTTGCCATAGAGGTGTTCGGCATCTTGCGGGCGTATCTTTACGTTATGGTAGTTCTCTAATATACCATCAAGCACTTCCTTGGTGGTGTTGTATATTTCAAAGAGCTCAGGGTCTGACTGATACGCAACGGTTTCCAGTGCGGCGTTATAGTCTGCTTTCGTAGCAGATAATCCATACGGAGCAAGGTCGGCATTGACGCTATCTAACTCTGCACGTGAGACACGCGGGGTTTTGAGGCGGTAGCGGGAGTCTGTATCTGTGTTGCGGTTGACATTTTGAGGGAAGTTTGATATACTACGGTTAGACAGCTCCCCGCGAAATGGTCTATTCAGACCGTTTTGGGAGCTTTCTTTTATGCCATTGATTGTATACAACAGCTTGCCGTTCTTGCCGGTACCTATGTTAATACGTACATCGTAGTATGAGTCGCCAACTTTTACAGTTGCAGTCCTATATTCAAAGCCTTGTTTGGCAAATGAATGAGCTTTCTTGTCTCGTGCACTGCCAATTCGCTTTGATACTTTCAATATATCAGGTAAATCTCCAACGAGCTGACCTCGCATCGCTAAGTCGCGATCAGGGTCGACAAATTTACGAGTTGTCCTGCTATTGACACGAGCTTCCCCATCCACCCCATAGTTAAGGTCGTATGATTTGCCCTGCAAGTTGTCTTGTAGATACTTACGGATGACTTTGGCGTGCTGACTCTTCGGAACGCCATTAAGAATGTTGTTGTCGATTTCCACTACCCCAGTATCCGGATCTATCCGGTATGCTTTAGACTCCTGGCGCATGAGTCCTCGTATCTCCTCATTCACCTGTGCGATTTGCTGGCTGATGGCTCGGCGGGTTTGTGGGTCGAGCGTATTGTCCCAGGCATGCTGGAGGTTGGTGCGATGGTCTTGTAGTTGGAGCTGTTCGGGGGTAGCACCGTCTCGGATAGACTTATCAATGACCTGTTCATCGGCGTACTTGCCGCTGTAGAGGTCATTGTAGAATTGTTGATATTCCGGTGTGATAGTACCCTGGTGAGTTGCTTGGGCGACGATATGCTGTATACGGCGTAGTACCTTTTCAAAGACTGCTTTGATTTGGTCGGTGATACGCGGCTTAGCGAACTTTTCGTTGTTGCGTGCGGCGACGTATTGAATGAAGTCCTCTGCGACGAGCTCTTCAACTTGCGTTTCTGTCATGGAAGGATCTACCCGGTTGTCTGCAGCGTAGCTCATCATGATATCGGTACGCTCTTGGCTTGTCATGAAGTCGTTGAGGGCTTTATGGACCGCTTCGTGGAAATACGTAGCTTCTACGTTGCCTTGATCGCGGGCAATACGGATTTTACTTGGACCGTTCGGGGTATCGATTGTTTCGCCCATTGCTGGTTCGCCGGTACTGGTACGGAGGTTATCGGCAAACTCTACGTTTGGCGCATCCATACCAAAGAGTTGGTTATTTGCGCGCTGTACGGCAAGCATATCGGCACGACTTGCAGTACCGGGGGCTGTACCAGCGCGGTATGCGGCTTCAAGGGCAGGAGTCATACGCAGGTCTTGGCTGCCGGTATCTAGGCTAGTTGGCTGGATTGATTGCGCTACTGGAGCATCTTGAGCAAACTGCGCCTGCTGGTTGTAGACGGGGCTTACGTTATTCTGATAGCCTTGGGTTGTGTTCTGTACGCCGGCTTGGACTGGTTGTGCTTGGGGCTGTTCGACGCCTTGTATGCTTTGTGGAGCAGATTGCGCAGTGGCTTGGTTTTGGTTGATTGTAGCAGGGGTATTCTCTGTGGTATTTGTTGTTAAGCCATACTTTGCTGGAATACTGCTGTTTAGAGCGGTTTCCACTTTCTCAGCCACGCTTAAGAACTTCGTACGCGGTGTCACGACGCCATTTTCTATAGCCGCGCGCGTCTCATAGCGGTTGCGTGGTTCAATAGATGTTACGTCCGGCAGATCCGGGTCGCGTTCGGTTACGCGCGATTCTACGCGTTCTGGGGTGGTATTGCGCGCGGTATCAGGGTTTATACTTGCCGCCTGTCCTACTGCTTGGTCTTGATTGAGCGCTGGGTTAGCTGCGGTATTAGCGAGTGTTTGGTCTTGGTTGGTGTTTGGGTTAAGAGCTTGGTTTACATTACCGCTGTTCCTATTCTGCGCATGCTGGTTGATTACATTTGACATGGCGCTTCTTCCATGCTGGATACCTTTACCAGCGCCATGCATCATACCGCCGCCGAGTGCACCGAGCGCACCGGCTTCAAGATAATTTTTGAAATCAGTATTACGTTTGCCATCATCAGCCATGTCGTCTGCATACGCCTGGACAAACTCTTCAAGCCCCTCTTCGCCGGCTTTCTTTAAGCCTTCTTTGGCTGCGTTGGCTGCGATGGTTTTGAGACCTTGCTTACCGACTTGTGTGGCAGCTCCTTTAGCACCGAGCCCGATAGCTTTCAATAACGTGCCTGAACCACCTAATGGCAGTCCTCCGATATTAACGCCCGCGTTAAGCAGCTCGCCGCCTTTTTGCGTGTCGCTAAGCGTGCTTACCGTCCCATCATCATTGACTCTTTTACCGGATGTTGCACGCGAGATTTGTAGTGGCGTATCGAGAAAACTTTGAGCAATACCGCTCGGCAGCTTTGCAGCAAATCGCCCGTAGTCTCCGAGGTCATTCCACTGAAAGCCCTCCTCCTTATCACTGCTGTCTACCCACTTGTTATAACTGTCTAAAGCATCAGAGACTGGTTTTTGGACTTTCTTATAAAGGCGCTGAAAGTTTTGCTGGTTCTCACTACCGAATAAGCCCTTTTCGTGGAATGGGTTGAGGTATGGGTCGAGCGCGCTGGTTGTCTTTTCACCAGGCATGGTTCTCTTCAAATAATCCTGCGACACCTTATCGCCCTGATTTGCCATGTCGGTGACCATGAGGGTTTTATCTGCGCCTGTGCCCTTTACATAGTCGTCGACGTTGATTTTCTGGTCGCCGTTATAGAAATCAAATCCTTTGTCTGCACGCTGAACTTTGCGGTAGCCGATGTTTGCTGGTTGGTTTTGGGGTTGTTGTGTTGGCTGTGTAGCTGGTAATACACTTTTATTCGTATCAGCAGCATTCATTGATACGTTAGAGGTTTGCAGTTTTGGCGTCTCAGGCTGTTGCTGCGGCTTTGGGACTGCACTCCACGCGCCTGCGCCAGTGTTGGTCGGAGTGGGCGATAGGTTGATTTGCGGGGTTTGGTTTTGTTGGTTAGAGACAGGTGCCGGTTTTTTCTCTTCTTCTTTTTTCTTGCCGAATAGATTGTTGAAGATATTGCCAATCCAATCAAACATATCGTCCGCTCCTTTCCTTGTTGCCTGGTGCTAGACCAGTTGTTTCTTACGTTTGTCTTCTTCTTTCATGCGCGCCAAATAATCGCCGCTCGTGTCGGTGTCGTAACCGGTGCCGTTTGGATCATCCACGGTGATACCGTTTAGGTCGTTCGCGTAGTTTGTGAGCTTCGGGTCGCTTACTTTCACGTCGCGTACATTCACTGGATTGCGGTAGTTATCTAGCAAGCTTGCTAGGGCGCGGTCTATAGCGTCTTTTTGGGCGATATCGCCAGCCATAGCGCCTTGTACTTGCCGCCAGCCGCCGCCGGCCGTCTGAGCACGTTTACCGAGCAATTCTGCGCGGCTTGAGTGGTATGCCGACTCCTTGCTCTTGATATCGTTGTCTAGGGCAGCTTCCTTATTACGCTTCTGCTCCTGCAGGTCTTGCACGTTGTTGTTGTAGCTTTCCTTAGTCTCGTCTTCAGCAGTCTTCAGGTCGCGCATATTGGTACTGTAGGTGTCGGCTACTTTACCGCGGGATTTGCTTGCGTCTTGAGCTACGGCGTATGGTACAACGTTTGCACTTGCGCTTGAGCGTCCTGCGCCGGCGCGCCCTAGCAGGTTCTGTAAGGCGCGGTATTTATTTGCACTGTTGATATCAATATCTTCGGTGCTGTGCTGGAAGTCTCTTGTTGTGTCTGAACGTTTGGTAGCATAACGGCTTAGGGCGCGTGATTGCTGCTGGTTGAGCCTATCCATGCCCTTGTTGTATGCATCGTTGATTTGGTTTTGAGCTGCATTACGGGTTGCACCCAGGTTGTTCAGTGAATTATCGATAGCGCCAATTTGCTGGTCTATCATGCCGAGGGTGATGTCACGGTCTCTGTTGGATTGGTAGTTACCTCCTCCGCCGCGATAGACGGTGTCAGTGTTGCCTTGGGGCTGAGTTTGAGATTGATTGTTGTTTTGATTGTTAAGATGTTGCGATATTGCCTTGTCGCTATCTGCGCGGTTTCTATCTATCTGTTCCTGCAGCTTCCACAGCGGCGTTTGACCTGTAAGTCCAGCAGCAACGCTATCAACCCAGTCCTTAAATAAATTTTGGTTTGAGCCGGGACGCACATGATTCCATTCCCATGCCATAATAAAAATCCTCCCTTTGGACTTGTAGAGAGGATGTAGTGAGTGGACTATTCTATTGCTCTATTTGGCAGAAGTGTTGAACTGAGTAATACCCATCGGAAGCTGCATATGTCCCTTGCTTAACATATACACCTGTGAGCAAATATTTTCCGTTTAACATACCGTCATAGTGAGGTTTAGATTCCTTCCACGAATTTACCACCATTCGAGATGTTACTTTCTCGCCAGGGAAGAACTGTATATTTTCTCCGCCATATTTGCAAAGATCGCCCGTCCGCTTGAATACAAGCTCCGTCCCAGGAACTCCCTCTGGGTTATCGTGCTTTAGATAGCTACGTACTGCCATATCCTCCGCCTTTTCCCTAGCGCTTGCTACGAGTCGCTCGTCTACGGCGAGAGGTGATACACCCTTGCTTTGCCGTTCCTGGTTCACGAGTTCTAGGATTTCGGTTGCGTCTGGTGGACCTTCGTCGTACTTATCGCGAGGCGTATGTGTGTTGCCAGCATTAGCCTTGGTTGTTCCTGGGTGGGCTTGACTAAACACACCAATCATGGCTGCAAGTACGAGTATGCCAAATCCGAATACACAGAGTAGGTGACTGACTGCACGCAACCGCTTACCAGCTTTCGCAGTGAATATCTCCACGATTGCCGATATACCAGATGCCAAAGCAAATACGAATGCAAAGATGAAATACACGCCTTGCATGTTTATGTCTGGCTCTTTACCCTGGGAGTACGCTATTACAGCAGCCGTCGTAGCAGCAAGCATACTGAGGGCGTACAATACAGCAAAGATACTAGACAATCGTTTGCGTAGGAGCTTCTTCGCAAAACACACTACACGATCATTATCCCTTGTAAGGACTATCGGAGTTTTATTTGCGCCAGCATCGTTACTGACTGGGTCGAGACGCTTTACAGCCATTCAACTACCACCTTACTTTTCATGCTTGTATATTAGCATAACAGAGGTAATTTGTCAATTTGAACGCTTCTTTTTCTTTACGCAGAAAAGCTCTTCGTAAGCGTCATCCGCAGCACTATCTCTAGGTCGGCAAGCATTATAGAGTAATCGGTGGTGTCTTGCGGCAAGATTACAGACAAACGGCGAGGCTACAATACAGAATATGATTACCGCGTACGGTAAAAACCCAAAAGGAGCTTCAACACTTAACGCAGCGCTACTGCTCTGTATATAAATAGCCAAGGAGAAAGCGGTAATTATTGAGATTGACTTAGCTATAAACGGATCAATTTCTACATCGCCTGGTAAAAAGCCATTCAGCCTCATCCAGTATTTGTAGTATAGATACGATGAGCGAATCATCCCAATAATAAACATGGCACACGCAACAACCAAGAGAAGAGTATCTAGTTTCATACTGCCATATTAAGTCTTAGATGCGGTGAAGTCAATTTACCCCACTCACTACATCCTCTCTACTTGTTAATGATTAGTTTTCGGAGTACTTGCTTCCTCCCACGTCGGGGCGGGAAATAGTTGCTACGAGCATCAGGTAGCCATTGGTTACTACACACTCCCGCGTCGGGGCGGCGAGTAGTGCGCAACTCCCGCGTCGGGGCGGCTGCTCATAGCATAATGCTAATACTAGCGTAGCATGATAGGGCGGGTTTGGCAATGTTACTTCTTTAGCGCTTCGATAACGATACCGCTAATAAAAGTGATGACTCCACCTAGTATTGCAGAACCTATCGCGATCATGATATTGTTACGTTTTCTAGCCTCATTTGAGCTCACAACCTCGTCAATCGCTTTTTTCGTATCAGTATCATTCTTAATTCCATCAACGGATATTTTCTTCACTAAATCATTTACCGGTTTATAATCTCGAAGTACGCGTTCTATGTTCGGACCGAGTACATCGGTACGCATTGTATCATCAACGACCGCTTTGGTCGCACGTGTATACTCATCATTTTCATCGTTATCATTATTTACTGGCATCCGGTTTCTTCTTCAGTTTATCTGCTGGTAACAATTTCATAACAGACCCATCTTCTTTCGTAATACTAACGCTTCCTCCCTTAGCATTACTCAAAACTCCAATAGCGAAAGTGATAACGTCATCACTGTCCTGCAAATCATACTCTTCCTTTATACGATTAAGCGCAACTAGGTCACCATTGTTTATGGTGTACGTTGCTTCACCGTCTTTTTCGCTCGTCTTCTTTACAGGCATATCCTACCTGTAATTATATATCATTGTGCAACACAAAACTAGGGTGTATTGAACAAATCATACACTCACAAGCGTGGCGTAGGCTACAACGATTGCTGCCTTGATGGCAATAGAACTTTTGAGATCTACGCCACACTTGTCGATATACGATTGAGAGCCTGCTGGGGGTGCAGCCTCTACAACAAATCATCCGACGTTGTTAACGTGGCAGATTGATATCCTGCGGTCGGTGTCCAGGCTCCTTGTTGTTGCCGTTGTCGCGGAATAAATTTTGCTCGCACTCCGTGTTTGCGTCGTCGATTCGTTTCAAGTCCTCAGCGACATCTTTTTCCACGGTAATGTACACATCTCTTTTTTCACCCGACTCTTCGTCAATTTCTACGCCGCCGCGATACGCTTTGCCGTTGACGCAGACCGTATGTGCTAGGTGGATTCGTACTGTGTCGTCAGTCGGTTCCGGCGCAGGTGCTTCCGGTACGACGTCCGTATCAATTTCACTGTCTTCAGGTACAGGCGTGCCCTCCGCTAAGCTGTCTAGCTTTGCGAGTACCGCTTCATCAATAGTGTCTAGCGATACAAGCGCACCGTCTTTACGGTATTGAACTTGCCCGTTCGCAGCCGTCTTTTTTGTAAATACTGCCATAAGTATCCTTTGCTATTACGTTGATATGGCGGGGCGCAAGGACTTTCCCCGCGCCCCGAGAGCTGGCTAGTAAGCCGAACCGCTCTCGATACGCGCCATCCAGTTGTTGTTCAGGATGCACGCCTTTGCCGCTGCTTTCCAGCCGAGCGTCATGATTTGCTCAAGCGGGTCAGACACGCCGCCAGGACCTTGCTTGTAGGTTTTCAGCTTCTGCAGGTCGGTATTCGCATATGCATCCATGCCAAAGAGAAGGCTCGTGTGAATGTCCACTTTCCCTGTGTTTTTTACGGTCGGGATCATGTTGCTGCGGATTACCGTAACGCCCGAGAACCGAGCAATCGTACCGGTGTACAGTTCGTTTGCTTTATCTCTGTTCGCTTGATGGATTGCCGCCTGCTTGAAGTCTTCGTCCTTCATGAGATCCTGCTCAACCATCGGGTCGACAACGAGAACGAAGTTACCGTCACCGGCTTTCATCTCGATCTCTTTTGTCGACTCTTTGCGCGTTGCGACTTCGGTAAACTCGCGTGCACCCGATTGGCGCAAACGAGCGACCTCAGCGCGTACGTCATCCCATTTCAGGATGTCAGTCTTTGCCAAGCCGTCGCGCGTAGTCTTGTTGTTCGCATAGCGTACTGCCGTACCTTTGCTAACGACATTATAGATTGCGCGGTCTAAGCTACGCGCCGCCTGCGTGCCGAGAATCTGATATTTCTCCTGCATTGAGCGGTGCTTCGGCGTTAAGCCTGCCAAGTCGGTGATGGTGATGTAATCACCGTACTGGTCGATCGTCGCGTTGATGGCCGACGTTGCAAGCTTGCTACCTGCCGGAGCGACACCTTCCGTTAGTGGATCGGTCACAATATCAAGTTCGGCATATTGCGTAAACCGAATACCTTTGCCGTTACCAGCCGGAATGTTTTCTAGGTGACCGAACTGGTTTAACACTGTTTGATATTTGGCGCGTTTGAGCGTCTGCGCCGACATGTATTCCTGAATGTCAGCGGCAAGTTCTGCTGTAGTTGTCTTTACACCCATGGTTTCCTCCTATTGGGATTACAAGCGCCTATACGTCCGTAAGCGGTACATCACCGATACGCGCTTCCAAATCACTCATACGGTCTGCTGAACCGGTTGAGCGGACTGCACTGCCAGCACCGCTGCTGTTAGCACGGTTACGCTGTGCGCTTCGCTGTCCGTACGATCGTTCAGCTTTGATCATCGCTTCGTATTGTGGCGCTTTGGTTTGTAAATATTCGAGTGGTGAGGGCGCTCCCTCGTGTGTGCCTACAATCTGCGGATTACCGTTTGCATCTTCGGCAACGATGGCATAGCGGTGTGCCCATTCTGAGAGTGCCTCTTCGTGGAGAAATTGATTGTAGTGCGGGTCAGACGGGTTAAATAGCGGTATGCTTGATTCAGCCTGCATGACCGATAGCCGAGTCTGTTCGCGCGTTTGCTTTACCTGCATGAGGGCTTGCTCAGCTTGGCGCGCTCGCTCGTTTCGCCGCAATTCCCGTAGCTGGTCGGCTACGGCTGGATCCATGTCTTCAAAGTCTTGCTCGTCAGGCTCGACGTTTATGAATTCATTGATCGCCTGGTTGCTTAATTCCTCAAGCAGTTGAGAGTCGGCTTGTGCTGCCTGCTGCTTCGCGGCAATGCGGCGTTGTGCGAAGTAGTTGTTCCTCTCCGATTCAGACATGTTGTCAGGATTATCCGATGTACCTTTCGCGTCATCTTCCGACTCTATGCCTGTTTGCTGTTCCACGGAGTCTGTGCTCCGGCCGTCATCATCATGTTGACTCTCTTGGCTATCGTTATCGTTGTCAGAGGTAGTGCCGAGTCCACCATCCGGTTTCGATAAGTCGTAGCTGTCAAGCACATCAACTGATGAGCTGTTGTCTACAGTTGTTTCAGTAGTCTGAGCTGCTGAATCTTCCATAGGACCACTCCTTTCGTTAGTTACTTCACGTTTATACGGGCGGTGCCCGAGGGTCGGAGGAATCCCCGATCGACAATCGACAAGTGGTAGTTGGTAAGATCGATTGCCGGTCGCGGACGCCTACGGCTGCGGGGTTGGTTCTATCGGGACGATATCGTAGTCATCTCCTTTCTTCACAAGCATTTTTCCATTCGGGATTGCCTTTACGTGCCCATGGCGGTTCTGGCAACTCGTGCACACCAGGTCGTTACCGCGCTGTTCCCACTCGTGGTGCTCCGGTGGATCTGGATGTTCCATAGTCAGTTCCTCCGACTGGTTGAGCTTCAGCGCCTCAAACTCTTTATTGTTCGTCATGGGTTACTCGCTTTCTTCGCGCTCTCTAATAGCAGTATTACTTTCCGCAATCGATCTGCTACGATTTCGCTTGCGCGCATTTCTACGGCATAATCTGAGTCGGTCGGGTGGGGGTTACTGCTTCTCAGACGGCTTAGGATTGCGGTATTTGAGTCATTCTTCTTTAGCTCGATCTCCAGGATTTCAATCAGCTTGTCGGCCGCCGGTGCAAGCAGCATGTGTACGTTCTTTATTTCGTCGCGGCGCTCATCCGCCTTGGTCGGTTTTTTCTCCGGCTTCTTCTTTGGCGGGCGGTTCACGCCCAAAAATATCGCTTCGTTACTAGCCATTTGTTGCTCCTATTCGCGCCAAAAACTCTCTAACCGCCTCATCGCTCCATCCACGCGATTTTAGCTCTGCGGCGACCTGTTCATCATCCGAGGGGCTTTCCGTCGATTGTGCGCCATTCTGAGCGGTCATTTCTGTCTTGGCGGCTTCTTGCTGTGTTTTCATTTGCTGCGGCGCAAGTTTTTCCTGCTCCTGCTGTACCTTTACCTGGTCAAGCGCACTCTGTGTCTGCATAGCCTGTAGCTGTTCTTGATTATTGATTGTCTGTTGTTCTTCCTGAGATAGCGGTGTGATGATTTTATCGACATTATCAAGCCCAGATTTCTCAAATAATCCGGATATCAATTCGCCCCAGTGAATCTCTTTGCCGTCCTGGCGCAATTTGTTCTCAATATCAGGGATTGACGCGGCGGCGTTCATCGCCTCTACAATTCGCTGTTTGGTTGCGTCATCATCTTCAAACTTCGACGAGCCCGGGTCGACTTCGAACCGGTATTTCGCTTTCTTCAGTTCTTCAAACTCTGCTAATATCTCTGCCTTACCTTCCGGTACGTCATAGCCAGCAGCACGTAGTTTATCGCCTTGCTCCTCAGTGATATTGATAGCGTCCGAACCGTCACTGTTCTGTATTGCGATATTGATCATCAACTTCGCAAGCGTTGCCATCATGTCGTCTGCTGCTTGGCGCTGTGCATTGTCGCGTGCGCTTCGGCGTTCAGCCTGCTGTCGTATACTTGCCGGCACCTTCGAGTACTGCGTGTTGCCGCTGTCTGCTGCAGATACCGAGCCATCGTTTGTACCGATGAGATTCATAATGTCAGTCTTGTACGAGCCGATTAGGGTTGGGAATGCTTGGAGGATTGTCTTATCGGGAGTAAACCAGTCTATTTGGGCGTTACCGGTAAACATGAGATTACCTGGACTAACGACGAGCGAGTCAAGGTCGAGGTTTGGATCGTTTTGCGTATCGCCGGCTACTTGCACTGCCGGGTCGAGCGCCTGCTGAATTCCATACGCGTTTGCGGCTTTCATGAAATCAAGCATGTTCTGCCCGGGACCGATCTTCTCATAGCGGCTTACGCCATACGGGTTAACCATGTTGATTTTGCGATACTTGAAAAATATCGGTAAGTCGCCAGCAATATCGGTATTAGTTTGCCTGCGAACAATCTTATCGTTCGAGCTATCAGGATATATCGTGTACCATGGCGCATTGTATCCGCGCTGAAAGCATGTGTAGAACGTTACCGTTTTACCCATATCTACTTGAGCTTTTAAGTCGCGCGGCAAATCATCGGTGCGCGCCGAAAATACATCGCTATCCACGATGCCTTGCAATATCTTGAGATTCCAGCCAGCGTGACCTTTCACGCCTTTTACTTGTTCAATAATTCCACGCAGTGCTAGCTTCGTATAGTGGCGTGCCAACCAAATATAACTACAGCTTCTATCGGTAGGCTTTCCTGGTTCAAGCTTCACATCACGGATGTATGGCAATACAAAGTCGGAGCCGGTGTAATCCTCATTGCTGATCGGAAATACAAAGAGCGGTTGCGAGCCGTATAAGCCGGACTTCTCATCGGCAAGCTTTACTTTTTCAAAGAATTTAGCGTCAGTGTTCGCATTCGGGATTATTTTATTTACCCAGTAGGTGTCGACAATCGCCGTCTTCCACTCAGCAAAGTCTGCGCCATCAAGCGGTGATGATACGACGCGTCCGGTCTGCAGTTGACCCCATACGCGCATTACCTCTTCTTCGCCTAAACCGCTTGCAGTACCGTCAGTGACTTTTGGATAGTGCTCAGGGAGTTCGGGGCTTGGCTGGTTGCCATCGAGCCGTTCGTACTCGTCGAATGGTTCAAACCACGTATCAGACCACTTCTTTGAGGCTTCGAGTGAGTCCGATAATTCATCTTCAAGCAAAAACGCCGACACTGGTAGAAATATTCCTTTCGGAACACTCCCACGTCGGGGCGGCGTTCGTATACCGGTAGTATACTACATTCTCATCGCTATAGCAACACTTATGTTTATGCATTCGTGTGCTGTTTCATGATGGTGTACGTGATATGGACACGCTTCACTTCTTTCGTAATGTTATCGATATCATAGTGGACATCGATAGCATCTTCAGCTACACCTGCTCTGATTAAATCCATCACCTTTTTAACGGCAATTTCCTGCGCATGCAGCGAGTCAAGCGCATCCAGCGATTCAGTCTGTGTCACCTTCACCGACCGCAGCTTATTGTCGTAGTACGATTCTGTGATGATTCGCTTACCAAACTCTACTGGCGCTTCTGTACTACTCATGGTTTTACCTCCTTGTCATCATGTTTAATCGTTTTTGAGGGCGGCGTGTCGGGGCTCTATTCGTTAGAGCACGGGGGTCTGTCAGGGCTAGGGTAGAGAATGCGTCAGTAGCATGGCTTGACCAATCGTGCACCGGTTCATTCTCGTAGCGCATCATCTTCTCATTCCATGTTTTGTGATACGACTTCAGCGCTTTGATGCCTCGGTCGCATTTCGTTTTATCGAAGTAGCAGCGCGGCAGGATTGTGCGGATTGCGCTGATTGCCTCCTCTTTCTTATTTGGCTTCGGTACAGTCTTGAAGTTAATGCCAAGCTTCATCGCTGTTTCCTTTCGGCTCATACCGCTTGATAACTCGCGCACCTCAATATCGTGCGGTGCGTAATGCTCGCCGTATACGTAGCCTCGTTTATCTAGTTCAGCAAAATAGAATGGCAATCCCTCACCTGAATTCTCGTAATAATCGATTACTCGTATCTCATTCGCATAGAGCTGGACAAACCATATAGACATGCTATCGTCGATTCCTAAATCCCAGTATGTGTTAACGCGTAGCAATGGATCATATGGTACGTCGCGTATTCGATTCTCATTCTCAGCACGACGCATACCGCCGCCAAAGTATGCGCCAGATACTGGCGCTTCAAATGAACAGTAGTACTCCTGGTCGACGAAAGCGTTTGCTTCCTCTTCAGATTGACCGCGCGCTAAAAATCGTTCGATTGTCCGCTTACGGATTTTAACCATCTGTTCAGGTGTGAAGACATTCGTATCGTCTACTGTCAGCACTGAGACGTATACGCCTGGGTCGTTCTTCCAGTTTTCAAGCATATACTTCAGCCAACTATCGCCATTCGCCGTACCATTGACAATAACTATACCGCCGTTCGCTTGAACGATCGGCTCGATGATATCGATGATTCGCGGGTCATGCATTTGGATTTCAGACAGTACAAATAGCTTACTGTTACCTCCACGAGCACGTCCGGGCTTAAAAAACGACATCACACGGAGTGATGTGCCGTTTATGAAATTTACTCGCTTCAGACTATCGTTAAGTCCATTGTCACGCCTATGCTTCCGCTCGCGTAAAGCCATCGGTATGAAATCAGTGAATGCTAAGCCATTGTTGGTCACCGATTCCCATAGGTTGTCGCGCGCCATATCGCCAGTTGGAAAACCATATTTAATCGTCTCGACGTTCTCTGCGCCATGCTCAATCGCCGCGTTCCAACTCGTTAAGTCCTTGCCGCCGCGGCGATGCCATATTAGTACAAATAGCCAATATTTTTTACCCTTATGCTTCCCTTCGCCGTGTAACGCATCCCAAAAATCCTTCTGATAGTCGCGCGCACGGTAGATGTGCGGCAGTTTAATTATCGTCATCCGTCTCCTCGTCTGCATGGTGGCGCGTTTCGATAACCAATTTCGACTCGCCGCTATTCTCTTGCTCGACTTTATTTTTCCAGCCAAAATTATTAGACAATGAAAATATCGTGCCAGCAACCGAACCTTTACTCGAATACAGCCGTTCTTCGGCAAACGACTCAATTTTCAGCTTTGCCGCTTTTATAGTGTCAGAAAACTCGTCGCGCTCTTCGTAATCAAGTAGTGTTTGTCTGGTAGTTCCCAAAAAAAGAGCTAGCCCCGTTATCGTGTACGGACGCTGCTCAGACACACGCTTTTTCTTCACAACAATTGGCTCAGCGTCCATGTCTTCAACCATGCGCCCTTTTTCATTCTCAACCAGCGGCTGCTGCAAAACTTTCACTGTCTCAATGTGCGGGTCGCAATACTTAAAATACGCCTTAATCTTGCGTTCAAGCTCTTTAACCGTCGCAAATTTCAGAGGTCGTCCGCCTGCATGTTTTCCATTTTGCTCAGCCAAAAGAAAATACCCCCTAGTATCATTAAAAATACCAGCTGGGGGTGCTGTATTTTTCATAATACACAAAAACGAGCATCCTGTCTATATTTCGGACCGCGTTTTCAAAAATCTGTTAGTTTGGATACTAGCGAGAAAAATAACCACTCTCGGGTGGTTATTTTTACTACCGCTCAACCACCAACTCAATACACCGCTTCTTATGGCACTTCATGCAAGCGGCTACGATGAAATAAGCACGCTCACCTTTATAGCCCATGCTTTGCTTAATTTGTTCAGCGGTTCGCTCCGGCTTAATAGTCTGCTTAAATCTCTGCCAGTCATGCTCACAGGTGTCGTTGTATTTAATGCAACGCTGTTGTTTACGAGCTCTAGCTTCGGCAATTTTATTTTTTGTAGCCTGTCTTATTGCGGAGAGGTTCATTTATAAACTCGTCAATTATCGCTTTAATTCTAGACTGCGTCTTGTCTATTTCATCTGGCACTAAACCAGATAAATCTACGATTAGCCCGCTTATGGCACTTGTTGCACTGGATGGATGGTTTTAATTCATTCTTCGCCATTTCTCTTATTCAACTCCTTAGTAATATTGCGAATAAATCGTCCTACATGTATTCTGGCACATGTTTCGGCGTTATTCTTACTCATCTTAGTTTTCTTCCGTAGCACCTTTTGCATATCGAAAAAGATAGGAGCAATAACGTCGGCAAAGTATTGTCCGATAGCTGCTTCTACCGCATGCTGGTCGATTGCCATTTGACAGTAATTCTTATCATCAAAGTTGCTCAGTAATAGGTCTACATATTCAGCAGATTCCATACTTGAACGTTTTGCTATCGAGATGCCTTCTTCTGATAATTTGTCGACTTTATCTAGCCATTTTTGGTCTTGGTCGGATATTTTAGTACTCATATTTTAACCTCTCTATTATCTTTAATGAAACACCTTTACGTCGCCATTAGCGTCGTAACAATAGCGATATATACCCCCATGTTCACGCTTCGTAAACGTTCCAGCTTCGGTTCCATACAACTGTTTACAACGATTCTGGTGCTCTTGCTCTATTTGTTCTGGGCGCTTATGCTCAAGATGTAGGCTACTTATAAAAGCAAACCAACCAATGAACAATACGATCAATATTATCTCCAATATACCAGGTTTAAATATTTTCCATCGTTCTTCTATTAGACTGTCGCTATACTCTCTAGACGCTATTGACATGTTCCAAAAACCTAAAAATGCAGCAAATGTCATTAAAGCTACTCCAATATCAGAATATTGTAAGAACAACCCTACTATCATCATGACTACAAAGTAAACGAATAGTCTAAGAGCAAGGAATCCACATCTATCCATTATCTTCCACTCCTTTCACAAAAAACAGCCACCGCGTCATTCCAGATTTATCGCCGAAAGCTGGTTTTTGAGGTAATATCTTTAGTAATTCAGTGGTTTTAATGTCACGTTCGCTCCACTTCATAGCGACGACGCAGCCAGGTTTGACGACGCGCAAACATTCGCTCAATCCTTTGCTTAAGGTCTCTTGCCAGGTGTCTTTGTCTAACTTGCCATATTTCTTGGCAAGCCAGCTATTCTTGCCGCAATTGATAAGGTGAGGTGGGTCGAAAACGACAAAATAAAAACACTCATCAGGCAACTTCATATCGGTAAAGTCCATAAGAAAATCTGGGTTGACTTCTAGTGTCCTGATTTTGCCTCTGTCTTTCATCTCGACAGTTTCACGGCGACCGTCGATATACAGTATGTTCGGATGATTTTTCTCAAAGTAAAACATACGACCGCCGCAGCAAGCGTCAAGTATCGATACTGGGGGAGTTTTCATTTTTCCTCCACTTCATTTAACTTACTTAGTACTCTATCTATAGTTAACCTAAGAGCAATAGAATATTCATAATTGAGTATATTCTCGTGACTGTAAACTTCATCAGCCCGAAATAAATATTCACTGGCCATTAAACGTATGACTTGCTCCAACGAGTGAGTACATATCAAATCACCTTCCTCTAGTGAAGTATTACTGAACGCATCCCAACAACGTCGGTCTTTCAGCCATGTGAGTGCAAATTTTCCATCAGTACCCTTAAACACCGCTACGCCACCATTGACTAAACTATCATGTTTATAATCGTAAATAACATACTCATATTTATCCTTGTGACTACTTAGCACAGATAGGATACTTCTATCTAGCTTTTGAAAATTAGGGTTATTATTTCGTGATTTAGCGTAGAGCTTGTAGATTTTCATATTTCCTTCCCATTCTTGTAACATTTCGAGTAGCCCATCTCACCACCAGCTGTTTTGCAGCGGACACGAGTGTTATCGTTTTCATTTAGCTGATTAGCAGCCTCTTGTGCAAATTTACTGAATAAAACGAAGAAGACAATAATTACTGACGCTATTATCGCGATAATAGCTACGTCACTCCAACTATTATTAGATGAACTAAAATCAGTTTTCATTCTCACTCCTGCCACTTTCTCCTAACTCTGCTACACCAATTCGCTCTAATGCCATCTCGCTTGCCATAACAAAAACATAGGCAGTGCTAACACTAGCCGCTTCGGGAATCGGCACACCAATCAGATACTTTGTGTCATTTTCTAATTCTTTAATTTCACTCACAATTCCCAAAGCACCGCACCATTTGTGGTTTTCATTGAACTGCACAACGTCGTTGAGTTTTAGTTTTGTCATAGCACGTCCTCCGCCTTGACAATCTCTGCATCACCAGCGGAATCTGCCTCTGACACATCTCTAACATCGTAGCCCCAAATCTCGTCAAAATCGACATTTACGAGGTTTTGTTCGTCTTGCACGCATCGTTTGGCGACTTGTTTTGCCTGCTCAAGATTGTCGGCTTTAATAAAAATTCTTCCCATGACAGTTTGTTCAATTTCTGCTTCGTAAATCATTGACATCTCCTTTCTCTATGTCCACACCGCTTCCAACCATGAGATGCCCATCTTCCAAAAATCTATGATATAAACTCTTACCCGAGCTAGTGACTGTGTAGGGCAAAAATACTTGCGTCGTCGTTACCATCTTCGTTTCTATGATAGCCACTTGAGCGTCTACCCAATCTTTAGTAATACGCCAGGCTGTACGACGTGCCTGTTCTTCAAGGCGACTTTTTGACACAGCACGCTGACGCTCTAATACTTGAGCAACTGGCCGCCAGTCGGTTGGTAGGCTAAAAGCCAATTGTTGACCATTGAGTTCCAACTGAAAGCTAAGAGCGACAACATTGCCTGTATCGTCATATTCGGTCATGATGCGCTTTGCGCCAACATAGGCGAGCTTGCCTTGAATCTCGCTCAGTGTTTTTTCAACAGATATGCTAGTTGTATAATTTTTTAATGCCATTATAATCCTCCTTATCTACACGAAATCGTGTATTTTGGTCGTGTTCTTATGTTAAAAATATGTAAAGTACATGTATGTTGTTTACATATTTTATCCGTAGAGCGTGTTTTTTAGATAAAACGTTCTACGGGGTTCAACCGCATAACTGGTTGGCTATATAAGGTGATGATTTGCCGAGGAGTTCTCATCTCGCGTTCGCTCCATAACCTTCAGAACGTGCTAAGCATTCATATTATTACTAGCCAGAGGGGATTTTTACTCGTATAGTCACATCACAATCTCCGAGCAGCTGCGTTATTTTTCATACGGAGCTTTTGACTTTGGGGGACAAACCCTTCATCTTGAACAGACGATACACGTTGCACCGCATTGAAAATGTTTAAAAACTAACTCACAACGTTTCACGATTCTTGGATACGCGCCGGGTGGGTGTGGCGCGCCCGAAAGGAGTTGTGCATATCATCTGTCCAGTTATGCGGTTAATGTTAATGTTCTAAACCATTTTCGACAAGTGACGAAATTGGTTTCTACAGGGTACGTTTTGTACCCGATTGGTTTAATTATGCCCAGTTTATTGACGTATGGTAGGTCGTTGGTTAATGGTGTTTACCTATTCAATAGGCTCTAGGTCTTTAATAACCTTCTCAACATCAGCCCTGTTGTACTTTTTGCCGTCTATTTCGACGGTGGCTTTTGGGCTGTTTGGGTTAAATACCTGGTAATCTAGTTTTTTCAATTCAGCCACTGTGTACCAGTCACCAGTTGCATCTTCATTCCCTCCGTAGTTTAATAGATAACAGCCATCCAATGCTGCTAAAATCTTTCTGGTGTCATCATGACTATCGCGAATCATGTCGCCTCTACAGAGGTTATCTAGTGTCTTTTCTGCTGGCTCGAGCATTTCGTCTGACCAGCAGAAAACACACTCCTTAACTTCGTAATAGCCGCTTCTTACACAATCAATTGTGAGTACTACTCCACCCATTCTTGCCATAGCGCTATCACAACGCACATCATCATAATATTTATCTGCAATAAGCCCCTTGTGAACTTTGATCTTATCGCCGACTTTGAATTTATTTGCTGACATTATTTTTCTCCTTCCTCAACTCCAAAATAAATCAACCAGTCTTCTCGGTTTTCTTTGATGGATTCTTCAGCGTCTTCTTCGGTTCTATAATGTACAGGCTCACCAGCATTATTAGAGGTAGTTTTATATGTGAAAAGACTTTTAGTCTTGTGGCTATAGTAAACAATCCACCCGCCATTGTCATTCTCAAAATCTGGCTTAAACATTGAGGTTCGGCGTAGTCTGACTTCGGCTAGTTCACGGTCGCGGGCTTTTTCACATTCTTCTTCGGTGCGATATATTTTGCCAGTACGCCAAGCATTGTAATCACGTAGCATTCCAGTGTAAAGCGCTGGTCTTATATTGGTATTTTCAAGAATAAAACACCTATCGCCGATTCTAGGTTTCCAATGAATACTATCTGTCGGCTCTTGGATTTCTTCAAACCACTCATCAAAATTATCAATATCCTGAACTTTTAGTCTTGGACTTTTTGCATTTAGCGGCGCTATTCGTACGAGTAAATTCTTTTCATTGTAACCAGTGACCGTTTCCTTAAAGATCTCACCGGCTTTGATAGTCGGCAAGTCTTTGAGTAGCTTATATCGTTTCATCTTCCTTAAAAAGCTCCTCTAGGTCTTCGTCTTCTAAAATATTTCTCAAAATATCTTTCGCTAGTTCCTTTGCGCTGTCTTTAGCAAATCTAGCTGATATGTCATCAAGAGCTTTTAAAATAGCTAAAACTAATTCTGGATCATCAGAATTCATACCAATTTTGGTTTCACCACAGTATTTCCTGCCTTTTTTAAATATTTTGATATTCACTTCAGCTACTGGTTTCTTCATAACTTACTTCTCCTTATACTCCTCTACCGAAAGAGTGATTATCTTATAGCCTTTTTCTTCTAATTGTTTTTGGATACCTTTCCAGACTTCTGTCATGATGACCTCTTTTGTAGTGCCTGAAGTGATATAACCTGATGTTTCTCTATACTTATAATCAACTGTCACGATTAGTTTCATTCTACCTCCTAGGGTGGACTCTGGCTGCTGCTAGATTTTAGTTTAGAGAATGGAACTAGCCATTTAACCCATCTGCGCTGTTAAACAGGAAAACCAGCGTAAAATCGGGCACCAGATTATTAGTTGTTATTGTCGCGAAGTCTTAAAACTTCGTTTGTTGCGTTTTTGGAATACTACCTCGTACGTATAATCGGGATGAGCAGGTAACCAAACATTCTCTAGTATCTTCCGCCGCCACTTGTAGTCGTCGGTCTCCACACCCTTAGCTTCCCGTAGAGTAAATGAGCCATCTAAGTTATGGATCCTGAAGTCTACTTTATGCCGATAGGGGAATGCTTTATTACCGTTTTCGTCGTACACCCAACCTTCAATTCGATATTGCGTGTCGTAGTCTTTTATCTGGCCAAGTTTTTTCTCAACCTCTAGGTCTGCGGCCACTTGCGCTTCAAACTTTGAATCGTATATCTTACCGTTCATTTCAGTACGCTTAGCACCGTACTTGTTGGTTTTCCCGATTCTACCAATCTCTACGCCGCAATTACGGCAGGATAGCCTCCCTCGGGAAAGCATCAGGTGCTTTGACTGGCATTCAGGACAAGACGCGGTAGATCGTATGTCGTTTATGTCAAACTTCTTATGCGTTGCTTTTATGTACACGCACCCTCTCCTTTCTTTGCTTGCGCCGCTTCATACGAGCGCGCCAGTTGCTAACCCGCCTTGCTAGATAATCCTCGCTTTTTAGCCGTTCATATTTCAGCTCAAAATTATCTAACAGGCTTGTTGTTTTACTATTCATCGTAAAAACTCCTTATACGCACCGTTTCGGTAGTTAGTCCAAGCTGTATATCCTTGACTTTGCCAAACTCGATATGCAACTTTTACAACAGTCGTTGTATCGTTTCTGTTTTCGTCAGGACGAAAATGTACGCAGCCAACCTGCAGAACACCGTAACTGCCGATACACACTCTGTGATTTTCGGTATTGGTTAGGTTGTGATTCAGTGGGTTGCATCCTCTATTTTCAGCTCTGGCGATAGCCATCATTAGCCGAACATTCCAGTTTGGATATTTAACCAGCTCTTGTCGAACCAATTCGCAGCTCGCTGGTACAGCTGGTTTTGGCGGCGCAGATGGTATAGTTACCGTCTTTGTCGCTAAAGCGGCAGGAGGAGGCGTATTTTGCGGTTTCTCTGGTGGTTGTGGTGGGTCAGCCTTTGGCTTGCCAGTAGGTGCGGCTGGTTTACCTACTGGTTTGATTTTGACAACTGCTTCGCGAGCTTTATTACTTCAGCGTTACGCTGGACAATATGCTGTTTACCGTAGTGATAGCCGATACCGGTACAGACAGCGGCGAATGTTACGATTGATACGATGATGAGCGTTATCTTCATCGCTTCGTATTTGATTTTGTTGATGGTTACTGTTTTCATTGTTTTCTCCTTTTTGGTTTTAGATGTTTTATCGAATAGTTTCATAATCGTCTCCTTGATTCGGACGAGCTGCTGAGTATAACGAGTAATCATTGAGCATTAGAAGTTACGATGTTGCAGTTCGTCCAAGAGGTTAGAGTTACCGTTCAATAACCCTCGCAGCGGCTATTGAACGGTAGGCTATCGTTACGCGAACAGTGAAGACTAATATCTCCTCTCACACCCCCAACGACTGATGTCTGCTCGAAAGAAATCTTAGCCTCCACGACTCGCGCAGCGATAACCGTGATGCACCAAGCCTCGTATGGGGGTTGGAGAAAGTGGGACATATAAAGTTTTTACTGCTAGCAACCCCCATATGAAGCTTGATGCTGATTGATATGAATCCTGATTGTTAAGGTGATCGCCCTGTAGATTACTGCCGCGCCCTCATGTATATTTGCGCCGTACTTTCTGTAACGATAGCTTTTTCGCTTTCGGAGACCGACAATTCACTGATTGGCGACCTCAGTTAAACGAAAAAGTGAGGAGCCCACATCGATTGCTCCTCACTTTTTCGTACAAATAAAAAACCGATGTGGGTAATCACATCGGTATGTCGGTATAAATTTTAGTTTACAAAACAGCTGCTCTAGCCAGCTGAGCTAAGTCGGCATAAATTGAAAGGT